GATTCTGGGGAAAAGACAAAAACGTCAATGCAATGGACGCAAGCAGGTCGTGAGTTTATTTACAAAAAACTTTCTAAAATCGGCATTGCTCCAGTTTGCAGTCAAGAAGAAGCGTAATTATTACATTAAAAAAGAGAATAGCAGTGGCGCTCTTGCGCCATACTGCTTTCATATAAGGAGATAACAAAAATGAATAAAAATGAAAAAAATATTGTAAAGCTTGAAGAGTATTGTAAAGAAGGTAAAGCAGCTAATGAGGCATTGTTGACGAGTCTGTATAAGTCTTTTTTTAAAGAAGAATTGTCTAATATTCATAACAAGATTTCCCGTGGTGAAATAATTACAGCTTCAACCGCAGCAGAAGAAATTTTAAATAATCCATATGCTGATGAAGTTTCTAGGGCAGCGGCAAAAGAGATGATCGAGTTGTGTCAAAAACAATATAAAAAGATTAGCTCAGCAGCATCGAAAGGGGGTATGTGAAATGACAGCAGATCGTAATTATATAATGGATTCTTTTAAAGTCGGTAAATCGGCCGAAACAATAGTATCTAATTGGATGGTTTCGTTGGGATGGGAGATTGTTGATGTGCGGCAAGATAAAGTATACCAAATCAAAGACATTGATTATCTTGTACCAACGACTGATGGTGGTCAGGCTGGGGTGGATATTAAAAGTGATAGGTGTTTTGACACCGGAAATTATTTTATAGAGACATTCTCAAATATAGAAAAAAACAAAATAGGATGGGGCTTTGGTAGTGAGGCTGACTATATTATGATTTACTACCCGACTTCGGCCGAATTGCATATTATTGACTTACACGCATTAAAGCCTTGGTTAGTTGCAAATGCTGGCAAATGTAAGACAATAACCAACAGCACACAAAGAGTAAGCGGGACAACATACCACAGTCAAGGCATTGTTATTAATCGTCAGCAACTTGCAGATGATATTGGTGTTGATAATATTATGATTTATCAAATCGATGATACAAAAAAGGAGGTGGCTTAAATGGATTTGAAGGAAGAAGCCTTAATAAACTATGTTGATTATAGCAAAGTACCAGTTCTACGTAATTTATATAAAAATATTAACAAGTTTAAAGTTGCCGCCGAGTCTGGAAATACAACAGCAACTTGCGTCTACATTGATTTAAAAGACGGATTGGAGCAGCTTCATGGAAATCAAAAGGAATATGTCCAATGGGTTCTTATTGAAGGGCTCAACATGTGGGAAGCTGGTAATAAAGCCAATAGATCAACCACCAGTGTATCTACTTCGATAGATCATGCTTTGTCTAAAATCAGTAATTATCTTACAGAGGACGGTCAAGACCATGAGTGAAAATGAATTATTAATACGTTTAGCGGCGGCAAAAACCCAATATGAATATGATAATCTTGTTGATAAATATTTATTCGATATCGATAAGAAAAATAGGAATACAAAAAATAATCGTAAGCATAACATGCTAACCGCCAACCAAATGCAACAGATCGAAAGAAAAGAAAAGCCGTATGATTTTTCAAAGTCTTGGATATAATATTCTAAGGCTTCTTTCTTTTTTTATTAAAAAATCTTGAAATATAATTTTATCAGACGTATAATGGTGGTGTTAAAAAATTCTGTCCACTCAGTGGACAAAATAAGGAGATATGTTATGGAAAAGGTGGTATATCAACAAGGGTTAGGGATGTATTTTGATGTTAATGATATATATGAAGATGCAATAAAAGTATCAAAAATAAGATCGGAAAAATCAATGGAACAAGAGTCTTATAAAGAAAAATACAAAGCTATGAAAGAAACCATTAGAGATCAAGGACAATTTGCACCAATTATTTTACGAGTGCTTACAGGTCCAGAAAAAAAAGAAAATGATATTGACAAAAATGATATCGCTTATGGGGTACTGAGTGGTCATACAAGGTTAAAAGCTATAAGAGAATTAAAAATTAATACTGTTTTAGCAATTGTATCAGATGTGCAAAATGACGATGATGATATAAAGACAGCTGCTATTGAAAATTTTGCTAGAGCCAATATGACAGGGGAAGATAAGAAATCTGTTGTAGATTGGTTTCGCAAACAAACAAATAAAACAACAGGTAAACCATATAAAATTAGAGAGATTGGCAAGATTTTAGGCATATCGAAGTCATATGTATCAAAGCTTGAACTACTTACAAGTAATGATAGTCAAGAAAAACAGGAAACGCCTCAATTGACTATAGAAGAAATTGAAAAGAAGTTTACGCCGACTTTTGTCAGCATGGTAAATAATCCAGATGCAACAAAAGAAGAAAAAGAAAAAGTTGTCGAAGATTTAAGGAATTTCAAGAAATCAATTTCTTCAAAAATAAAAGAACTGGAAGAAAGTATAAAAGATGTTAAGAAACTTAAACGAAAAGAAAAAGCTAATGCTAAAGCCAAAAAAAATAAAACTAAATAAATTCCCCGCAAACCACCTATGTAGTAAGAGATAAATTTTAAGTCGTTGATTTTAATAATCACGGCTTATTTTTTTGCAAAAAAATAGGTGATGATGAAATATGGGAAACTATGAAATATATAATGAAGACTGTTTAATTAAAATGAAAGACATCGCAGACAATAGCATTCAGTTAATCCTCACAGATCCGCCCTATGCATCAACTTCTGCAAAGTGGGACAAGTTACCGGATATTACAACATTGTTCTGTGAATGGAAACGGATTCTTAAATCAAACGGAACTATTGTTATGACTATGGCTTTCCCTGCGGCTATAGAATTTTTGAATGCGGGCAGAGATATTTTCCGGCAAGATCTTGTCTGGTGCAAAAATAATAAAACAAATTTCTGTAATGCACATAACGCACATTTGCGGCAGCATGAAAATATATTTGTTTTTAGTAAAGGAACTTCGGGAAATAATAGCCATAATAAAATGATCTATAATCCGCAAGGTCTTATATCTTATGACAAAACAATAATAAAGCAACAATTGTCGGGTGTAATAGGAATAACCAATAATGATAATCGTCCGTATTATCAACAATACACAAATTATCCCACAACATTAATCAATGTTAACGGTTCTCAAAATCACACAAAACATTCTACAGAAAAACCTATTGAGTTAATGGAATATCTTATTAAAACTTATAGCAATCCTAATGATATAATTCTTGATCCTTTCTGCGGCTCTGGTACAACAGGAGTGGCGGCAATAAGAAATAATCGATATCCTATATTAATAGAGAAAGATCCTATCTGGTATAAAGTAACCAAAGAAAGAATAGGAAAATAATTTGCATTAACGATGTATTTACATTGTAAATATATTATGCTATAATTATTTTAAAAGGATGGTGAAGTAATTATGGTAAAAGAAAATACCGTTACAATGACTATGCGAGTTGATCCAGAATTAAAACGACAGGCAGAGGTATTGTGTGGAGATATGGGCTTGACCATGAGTGCTGCTTATAATGTTTTTTTAAAGGCGCTTGTAAGAGAACGCGCAATTCCATTTAAAGTGGCGGCGGCTGATCCATTTTATAGTGATAGTAACATAAAACATTTAAAAAGGGCTATATCTCGTCTTGATGCAGGCAACGGAAAAGAACATGCTTTAGTAGAGATAACTAATGATTAAGATTTGGGATGATGAGGCATGGGAAGATTATGTTGACTGGCAGAGGGAAGATAAAAAGACATTGAAGCGAATTAATGCCTTAATTAAAGACATAGATCGTAATGGCTATACAGGCATTGGAAAGCCCGAACCATTAAAGCATGAATTTACTGGATGGTACAGTCGACATATAGATTCAGCAAATAGGCTGGTGTATAGAATCATTGATAATCGAATAGAAATTGCACAATGTAAAAATCATTATAATGATTAACCGCTAAGGACATTTCCCTATATTTTTAGGAAGTGTCTTTTTTTTTATTTATAACTGGACAAATGTGCTGCAAATCACCTATAAGATGTAAGGCAATTTACGATATGACACTCATCAATCTGGTGGCGGTTTGTCTTTCTAAGTGTCAATTCAAAAATTAAAATAAAATCCTCCTCCTTTTTTGTTTTTAATTATTCTCCTAAAAATAAATTTGGATTGGCATTTAGAAAAGTAAATCAAAAATAGAAGTGGTTTTAATTATGGCAAAGGAATTCGCAAAAAGTTTTTACAATAGTGCAGCGTGGAAGAAGACATCTAAAGCATATGCTTCTTCTAAAGTTTATATTTGCGAGAAGTGTGGTCATCAAGGATATATTGTTCATCATAAGATAGCACTCACACCACAGAACATAGGCAATTCGGACATAACGCTTTTATGGAGTAATCTTATGTACCTTTGTCTTGAATGCCATAACCGTATCCATGCTAAAAAAGAAGACAGACAGATGACCTTTGATGCAGAGGGCAATCTTATTAACGTAACAGACACTAGTACCCCCCTGTAAGCCTTATAGAATAAGGATTTGCGGAGGCCGGAGCCCCCCTCTTTTTTAATACAAATCAAAATTGCATAGGGGGTGTAGTCCATCTGGGGCGGCTTTAAAAAATGGAAGTGATTATTTTGGCAGTTTTAAGCAAAGATAAACGAATAAAAAAAGAAATAACAAAACTTAAAAGGCTCTTAATAAATATAGATGAAGATAGAAAAAAAGCCGTTGAACAGCAAATACAAAATGCCGCATGGATGGCCGTAGCACTAGAAGATATAAGGAAACAGATAGATTTAAGCGGTTATGTTGAATATTATCAAAATGGACAGAACCAGAGTGGTCAAAAAGAATCGTCCTTAGTCCGTACTTATAACAGCCTAATCAAAAACTATAATGCGACAATCAAACAAATTACGGATAATCTTCCTGAAAATCAGCCACAAACTAATGATAAATTAGCAGAATTTCTTCTGAAAAAGCAGTGACACCATGAATTATATAGAAGAATATTACAAAGAAATAGTAGAAAATAAAATAATTGTTTGCAATAAAGTCAGAAGGACTTATAAGCACCTTATGGATAATATCAATAATCCACAGGGTGCTTTTTTATTTGATGAAACAAAAGCTAATCGTGCGATAAAGTTTATAGAAACATTTTGCAAATTGACTAAAGGTGTAAATAAACCATTTGTATTAGAGACATGGCAAAAAGCTTTTGTGTCCGCGATTTTTGGGTTTGTTAACAATACTGGCAAACGGCAATATCGAGAAGCAATATTAATTGTTGGGCGTAAAAATGGTAAAACGACATTAGCGGCAGCAATAGCATTGTATATGCTTATAGCAGATGCGGAACCGTCAGCGGAAATATATAGTGTAGCGACAACAAAAGACCAATCAAAAATTGTTTGGAAAGAAGCAAAGAACATGATACACAAAAGCCGCGAATTAAAGGCTTATTGTAAATGTCATGTCGCTGATATTCAATGCTATATAGAAAATGGTGAGTTTAAACATCTTGCTTCTGATTCAAATAGTCTTGATGGTCTTAATACTTCATTTTGTATCATGGATGAAATGGCCGCGTGGAAAGATCCGGCACTTTATGACATTATGAATGACTCAATGTCAGCTAGACAGCAGCCATTAACTTTAATCACAACGACGGCGGGATTTATAAGAAAAGGTATATATGATACTAAGTACAAGCAAGCTGAAGATATTATAAATGGCTATGATGGAATTGGTGATTATGTAGATGAAACATTCCTTCCGCTTATCTATGAGATTGACGATAAAAATGAATGGCGCGATACATCATGTTGGCAGAAATCAAATCCAGGACTGGGTACAATACGCAGCCTGCAAGAACTTACACGCGATGTAAATACTGCAAAAGCTGGTCATAAAGATGTTAAGGATATACTGACAAAGTTCTTTAATGTACCGGAAACATCAAGCGAAGCATACCTTGATTGGCAGGATATCAAAAATGAAGAACATTTTGATCCACTAGAATTAAAGCCGCGTTACGGTATTGGCGGTTTTGATTTATCAAGAACTACAGATTTAACAAGTGCAGCTATTCTTTTTCGGGTGCCGAATGATCCTAAAATTTATGTGCTTACAAAATCATGGATGCCGGAAGATGTATTGGAGCGGAGAGAACAAGAAGACAAAGTACCGTATCGTATATGGATAGAAAAAGATTATCTTAGATTATGTTCAGGTAAGATGATTGATTATCATATGATATCGGATTGGTTTGCAGAAATTCGGGAAAAGTACGATATCTACATGTATAAAATTGGCTATGACAACTATGGGGCAACCTATCTGACACAGGAAATGACAGAAACTTATGGCGAGTCGACAATGGTAGAAGTAAGGCAGGGTGCAAAAACATTAAGTATTCCATTGCAAAACCTAAAAGCTGAATTAAAATCAAAAAACGTTATATACAATAATGATCCAATACTTGCATGGTCATTAGCAAATCTTAAAGTTAAAAGAGATAGTAATGCAAATATACAACCAGACAAGGATCGTCACGATAAGGTCAGAGATGATGCGGCAATGGCATTACTGGATGCATTCACAGTTTATTTGAATAGCATGGAAGATTATTTAAATATTATTTAGGGAGTGTTTGGAAAATGGATCTTATTATAATTTTAATACAAATTACTATGGTAGCGGTCACGTTGACCGTTATTTTTTATTGTTTACGTATGTTAGTTGCAACAATATCAGCCTGTTATCTGCTCCACAAATTCCACAGGGTAATAAATCAAATGGATACCGAAAGTGGTGCTAATGTCAGCGAGATTGTTAGTGAAATAGCAAAAGAATTGGAAAAAGACATTAAGCATTAAAAATCATTTTAACTAGAGGGCAGGGGGTGAGACATTGAAAATTAATTTACGCAGCATGTTTAGCACGATTTTTAACAAACTGGATTACAGTCCAGACATTGAAACTACACAATATAAACTTTTAAATAGCTATGATAATTATTTCAGTCCTTACGATGGCAATAGTTACGATGATGCAACGGTCAGGACTTGTATTGACGCAATTGCCAAAAATGCAGCGAAGCTCAAGCCATCACATATAAGAAGGCAAAACGGAAAAGTCGTTAATACAGATAGCGCTCTTAATGGATTGCTTTTTACACGACCGAATGAATATATGTCAACTTATGATTTTCTTTATAAAATTGTGACTCAATTATTCTCATACAATAACGCCTTTGCTTATGTCAAAACAGATCCGATGGGTAATATCGTAGGGATTTATCCGATTGATTATGATGGGATTGAGTTGCGAGAGTATCAGGGGCAATTATACTGTAGGTTTGCATTCGGTCAAACTGGACAGATAACGGTGCCTTATGGAGATTTAATACATTTACGTAGACATTATAACCGCGGCGATATTTTCGGTGAAAGTAACGAACGTCCTTTAAAAAGTCCGTTGAATATACTAAATACAGTAAAGCAAGCGCTCGAGAACGCTGTTAAAAATTGCACGAAATTACGTGGGTATCTTAAATTTGTTGGTACAGTCAGGGACGAAGACAAAAAGGCTGCCGTTGATGATTTTAACAATAAATTTACCGATACAAAGTCGGCTACAGGCATTGCCGCAATTGATAGTAGGGCCGAATATCATCAATTAACCAGTGATATCCAAACCGCTGACCACGGACAAATGAGTTTTGCCCGTGAAGATATTTACCGCTATTTTGGATTGAGTGAAAAGATCATAACTTCTTCATATTCGGAAGAAGAATGGACAGCATTTTATGAATCAGTTATTGAACCCTTGGCTATTCAGCTTTCACAGGAATTCACTGCTAAACTTTTTACCGAAAGAGAAAAGGGATACGGCAACGAAGTTGTATTTTTAACGAATCGTTTAGAATATGCTTCTTTAAAAAGCAAAACAGCTATGATTCAAGTTTTGCAACAAACTGGAATTCTTACAATCAATGAAGCCCGTGAAGTCTTTGGTTATAATGCTTTACCGGACGGCGATAAGCGTTTAGTAAGCTTGAATTATGTTGATTCGCAAAAGCAAAATAAATATCAGGTCGGCGATAATATTACAGATTCAGGGGGTGATGGAAACGATAAATAAAGAATATAGATCAGCAGCCATAGGAGCTACAGAACAACCGGAAGAAAATCAATTGCTTGTTAGTGGTTATGCTGCCGTGATAGAACAACCTACAGTTATTTGTGAGATTGACGGTGTGCAATATTTTGAGATTATCGATAAGGATGCATTTATCGGTTGCGATATGTCAGATGTTCCTTTTAAGTATAATCATTCAGACGATTTTTTAGTCTTGGCCCGCACTCGTAATAAGACATTATCTTTGACTGTTGATAACAAAGGCTTGTTTATATCTGCTAATCTTGCACCAGTACAGGCAGGTAAAGACCTTTACGGATTAATCCAGCGTGGTGACATCGATAAAATGAGTTTCGGTTTTACAGTTGGTGAAGAAAATTACGATTCACAGACACGGACGCGCCGGATCTTGAAGATCGATAAACTATGGGATGTAAGCGCAGTTGACACACCTGCTTATGATGGTACAAGCATTGATATTGCAGATGGGGCAGGTATTTCAGTAAGAGATTACTTTACGGCACAGGTAGAAATGGAAAAGAAACTTGCCGATGAAGAAAAACGTAAACGTCTATATTTGATGACTTTTTAATCCATATGATTATATAAGTTAGTCAATAAAAAGCGCTTAGAAACGATTCTACGAGGTCACTTTTTTATGAAGTGGCTTTTAATTTTGCCTTTTTTTGTCTGGACAGACAAATCAAAGAAGCTGGACAGCTGGCAATACAAATAAAATAAAAAATATGAGGTGTATTAAACATGGATAAAAGACTCAAAGAAATTGCAGACAGAAAGATTGAGATTCGCTCTGCTTTAAAAGAAAATAAGGAAATTGATCTTGCTGCTACACAAAAAGAACTCGAAGGGCTTGAGGCAGAAGAAATTGAGATTCGCAAGAAGCAGGAAATTGCTGACAAAATCAATATCGGTGAAATCGAAACTCACGAGGTAAAGAAACCGGAAGAAAAGGAAGTTAGAAAAATGGATAAGTTTGACACTGTTGAATACAGAAATGCATTTTTTGAATATGCAAAAACAGGAACTATGGCTGCTGAATATCGTGCTACGACTCTTACGAGTGATGCGGGTGCCGTTATTCCAACAACAACCTTAAACAAAATCGTTGAAAAGCTTACAAGCCAGGGAATGATTTTACCGCTGGTAACGCAGACCGCTTATAACACGGGCGTATCTATTCCAACAAGTACAGTAAAGCCAGTTGCAAGTTGGGTTGCTGATGGGGCAACTTCTGACCGCCAAAAAAAAACGGTTGGATCAGTTGTATTTTCAGCTAATAAACTTCGTTGTGCGGTTGCGGTTTCCTTTAATCTTGAAAATATGAGTCTTAGCGCATTCGAAGCTGCTATTGTTTCCAACATTGCGGATGCTATGACGATTGCGCTCGAACAAGCTATTATTTCCGGCGACGGCAATGGTAAGCCTTTCGGTATTTTGGCAGCAGCAGTACCGACAGGACAGGTTTTTGATGTTGCATCTATTGACTATAATACAATGGTTGCCGCAGAAGCAGCAGTACCCGCAGCATATGAAAATGGCTCAGTTTATGTAATGAGTAAGAAAACTTTTATGACTTACGTAGGTATGACGGATTCTAGCAAACAGCCAATCGCAAGAGTTAACTATGGCATTAACGGCGCACAAGATAAGTCCTTGCTGGGTCGTCGCGTTATTATCTGCGATTATCTGCCGAACTTTGATACAGCTGCAGCAGGACAGACATTTGCTTTTATTTTCAAGATGGACGATTATATCTTAAATACGGCCTATAACGTAAGCCTTCGCCAGTACGAAGATTATGAAACCGATGACATTGTACGTAAGGCAATTATGCTTGCAGACGGTAAGGTCGTTGATGCAACCAGTCTTGTCGTTTTACGCAAACCAGCAGGAAAATAAATGGCGGTATAATAGCCGCCTTCCCTTTTAGGGGTGAAAATAAATGACTTTAGACGATGTAAAAAATTATATAAAAGTTGATTCGGATTTAACGGATGATGATGTTTTGATCCAATCACTAATGGATGCAGCGCAGGAATATATAGTCAATCAGACAGGTAAACAATATAACAATGATAAGGTCTGGGATGTTTGTATATGCTTGCTTGTAAGCCATTGGTACGATAACAGACAACTGAATCCTGCAAAAACAGGGAACTTGGCAGAATATCCTCATAGTGTTACGGCATTAATAACGCATATATCTTTATGCAGTGCATATCCGGCGGCGGTGATTGTTTCATGAATGCAGGTACTTTAGATAGACGTATTACGGTTTTACAATATCAAGAAATTGAGAATGAAGTCGGTGCGACTGAACAAAAACTCGTTGAATATCTAAAAACATGGGCGAGAATTGAACCAGTTAGGGGTCGCGAATACTACGAAGCACAACGGCTTAAAGATGCAGATTCTTTTAAAATTACGATTCGGTATAGGAAAAACGTAGATAATTCAATGATTATTAAATACCAGCAGCAACAATTTGAAATTAAGACGGTTTCAGATCCGTACATGGCACATGAAGTGCTTGAACTATATTGTGTTGCAAAATCGCGAGGTGCTGCAAATGTCTGATGATGGTTTTTCTTTTGAAGGCCTTGACGAATTTAAACAGCAACTTACAGATGCATCAAATCAATTTCCGGCAACTTGTGAAAAGCACTTAAAAAAGATCGGTAATAAATTCAAGAAAATTGTTAAGCAAAAAAGTCCGGATAGCGGAAAAGACCATAAAAATAAGCTTAATAAATCCTGGAAATCCGAGGTCAGGGGTTATTCAGGTGAAGATTTGCAAATGGATATATGGAGTACCTCACCAGTCTTTCATTTAGTCGATCGGGGCCACATTCAGAAAGATAAAAATGGCGTTGTTAAAGGTTTTGTACAAGGAAAACATTTTCTGGAGAGGACTGCACAGGAAGTTGAAAGCGATGTTCTACCAATAGAAATAGAGAAGCTATTCAATGATATCAGCAAAAAGTTAGGTGGTTAAATGCTAAAGCAAAAAGAAATTTTATCAGCGGTTATTGCCTTGTTGAAAACGAAATATCCGGTGGCAGCCACAAAATATTATACAGATGAGATTGTAGAAGGGTTCATACAGCCGTGTTTTTT